CTTTATGGCATTATTTCGGGGGATTAATCAATGACAAAGGATACAAAGTACTAGACCCACACATTGGTTTAATCTACGGAGATGGTATCACTGTGGAATTGGCCTACAGAATATTGGATCAAATGGAACGCATGGGATTTGCATCAAGCAACATTGTTTTTGGTGTGGGTTCATACACATACCAATATGTTACCCGTGACACATTTGGTTTTGCCATGAAGGCTACATCTGCCGTCATTGATGGAAAACGTAGAGCAATATTTAAAGACCCAGTTACGGCAAAAGGATCGAAAACGTCAGCAAAAGGGTTACTTCATGTCGGCATTGACTGCGAAACTACACGATTCTGCTTGACTGAAAATGTAGATGAATTAATAGAAAATTCGGGTGAATTAAAAACTGTTTGCATTCATGGACATGTACTTTGCAACACAACATTAGGCGCAGTACGTGCAAATTTAGATCTTGAGTTGGAATTAGTTTCGGAGTAATTTAGCGGGAAAAGAACAGGCGACCACGACACCAAATCTAATCGCCTATTTAGGACTGTATAACATTCTTAGCAAAGAACCCCAAGAACACCTCAAATTATACGTGGTGTGTCTTGGCTGTCAATAACTAATTGTCATTTTAAGGAACACTATGTCATCTAAAGTAGCCAAATACTTTATAAAACAATTACATAAATACAGGATGTATATGAATTTTATCCAACGAATAGAACGTAATATGAAACGAGATTTCCCTGAAATAACACTCGAAGAATTAAAAGAAAGAATTAATTTAATTAAGCACATGATAGCAATTTCCCGCCAATCTAATTCCAAAAGAAAGGAATCAACAATATGAGCATTCAAAAATTCGAAGGATTAATGTCGCGTGAAGAATCAGGTTGCACCATAGTGATTAATGAAACTATGCAAGCAATTACTGATTTCACAATACTAGCAGTATATGCATATTTATTAACCAAGCCGAATTCTTGGGTAATCAATCCAAAAGAATTAATAAGGCATTTTAATTCATCTAAAGACAGAATTTACAAAGCACTTAATGGTCTAATTGATCTTAATTTACTCAGGAGAATTGAACATCGACAAAATGGTAAATTCGTGGGATGCGAATATAAACTTTACCTTAAACCCCATATAAACACTGAATCATCACCGTGTCCTTATTTACCGGACGCGGTAAAACCGGATACGGAAAACAAGGACACATATAAAACAAAGAAAGATCTAGAAAACAAAGAAAGTAATATTACTAATAGTGATAATTATTCAAAAACAAAAAAACAAGACGAGTTATTGGAAGAAATAAAAGAAGTTTATAACGAAGAAATGATATCGATGCCTAAATCAAAAAGGCTGAGCGATGATGTTAAAAGACATTTAAGAAAAATGATTCTCAATTGGCCAGAGTATGAGAAAAACGGGAATAAATTCACAATAGAATCATTTAGAAATTATTTAAAATACATAAAAGAAAACCCAAATTTAAAATTCTTTACTGAAGCATACACAACGAAAGACGGGAATAAGAAAAGAAATAACTTAAAAACAATAACTAGTGACAAAGTAATAACTAAAATTATTAACGGAGAATACAGTGAAAATTAGAAACTTTGACTTACCCTCAAGCATGGATCTCGAAATACGTACGATAGGTGCACTCCTGAGCATAGGAGATCATAAAAAGCATTTAATACAACAATCTATGATGGAGTTATCAGAGGATTGTTTTTATAGTCATGATACTAGGGATATATATCTGATAATTAGAAAATTATTTGATAAGCAAGAACATTTCGATGTTATAAGTATATTAGCATTAATTCCCGATAATCGATTTGAGTTTTTTCAGAGGACTTTGCGCGATGAATTTTACACTGCAAATTTCTTAACGCACGATATAGAGCAACTTAACAATTACAGAACTTTACGCAAGCAGTTATTAATTTTACAAGCTACGCTAGATAGCGCGATAGACGAAAATTCCCCTTCAATAGCCTTAAATTTGATATCAGACAGCTTAAGCGCATTAACTGAAACTGTGAATGTTACAAAAAACCAGAATAAAGAAAGCGTTCAAACCATGGTTGATGAATGGTTTTCTCAGGAAGAGGATAACAATTATATTTATCTTGAGGATACTCAATTTCCACGAGTGCCTAACCAGTCATTAATCACGATAGCTGGGCGATCAGGACACGGCAAAACATTTATAGCCATGTACTTAATGGACAAGATAATTGATCAATTACCCGGCAAACAGAATATCTATTTTAATCTTGAAATGAATAAGCACGTAATGTTACAGCGTTATGCGGGTTTATTGGGATATACTGGCGGCACTGATCGAGAAATTGTTCAAAATGCACTGCCTGAATTGCTAAAAAAGAACATGTATTTTGTTAATTTACCCATGATTACTATTGATCAAATTGAAACCATTAGCAGATTATCTGCATTAAGTCAGCCTGTCGGTGTCATGGTGGTTGATTATTTAGGATTAATTACAACTAAAAGCAAAGCAGAAAGAAACGACTTAGATCAATCAGGCATTGCAAAACGGCTTGCTGCGCTGTCAATTGAATTAAATTGCGTTGTCATTGCCTTGATACAAGTAAACAGGGACTTTAAGAATAGACCAGTTGGCGAACGAATTCCCAGACCTGAAGATTCATCCGAAAGCATGGGTTCAGTACATAGCGCGACATGGTGGCTAGGTATCGATCAGCCACAAAAAGACGATCCGAGTATCGAGTATAAAGATCTGTTCCAACTTGGGTGTAGAAAGGGACGAAACGGGGAAACATTTTTCTTTGACTTAGATTTTAGAGATGGCCAGTTTTTTAAGCGTGATAACAAATCTTATCAATCGAGTATCTCAAATACTGATAGAATACATCATTTTTCTCCATTTAAGGACTAGACGTTGAATTATCTACCCATTACCTATGTCAATGTAGTGGGTAGTATACGAAGTGATCGTATAACGCAAATTTGGAGGTTTTACTAATTAATATGATTTTCTAACATTAAGTCGATTAAGTTGTTAAATCGTTGCTTAATATCAATCAGATTTTCTGTTGCTGTTTTTGGTTCATCCGGGCTTAATATCGTTGTTTGAATCTCATGTAATAACCCACTAAGTAAACACATAACAAAACCACCGACTGCCCAATTCATTTGCATATTCTGGTGTGACACGTCCATTAATTGCTTTTTCAGTGAGTTGATAAACTGTAAACTATAATCAATTTGACCCATTATTGTTCTACGTTGTTGTGTAACTTCCTTGTTAACTATCATTGCAATCCTGCCTCTTTTAATAATTTTTCGGTTAATTGTTCATTGTGTGATTTGTCTTTTAAATGGCCATGCCGCGATTCTATTTCATCAAGTGAATTTGATAATTTATTAGCATGAGTTAAGAACGCGCTTGCAATAATATGTAACACATCTTTACCTCTGAACTGATCTTGTTCTTTCATTCCTATGCCGATTTTATTTATTACCTCCGTCATTGCTGAGGCAGTCAAAATATACATTGGGACTAAGAAATACTCTGATTCATCGCTGAATTCATCCAGAACCTCGCGAATGATTTGAACGCAATCATTCATTTTTCCAATTGATAATTGTTTGCCTAACTCGTTCATTATTCACTCACTTTATTGTTAGTTAAATTCCAGTCCAGCTTATTGACAAACTCCCCGCAGTTCTTGCACTTAATAGACTGAAACGCAAAATTGTGTAATCGTGATTCTGTGTTGCAGGACGGGCAATATACACTCCGCCCATTATATGGTGCTCTTGTTCTGTGTGTTACTTTTTTAGTTATCATAATTATTCATCTTCCAAATCTTGCTTTATTTCGTCCAGTTCATCATCTGAGATTTGGTCTAATTTTTTATAAAACCAAAATGTTTTTGATGATTCATCCCATTTATAAACCGCATTGTATGCGTATTCTATTCGGTACATTGCTAAAACACCCCGCCAATGTGGGCAAATACAGCCGTTAATACAAGGCCATATAACCCAAGAATGTAATTAGTTGAACTATTAACTTGCCTGTCCAAATGTTCAAGCGTTTTAAATATTGCGCTGTTTGTATTTTTAAGTAACTCAATATCTAGTTGTTCTTGTGTGTATAGTTGTTTTTCCATGATTATTTTCTCTTGATTTATTAGCATGACCAGTCGCAAGGTTGATCCCCGCATGTTTCACATATTACAGGGGAATAGCAGCACCCGTCATATACGCTTTGCCCATCTTTGTTAATATCGCCCTCACATTCTGAACAAGTACCCGTTATTTCTTTATCATCGACTATTGTTGGATCACAGCACATTATTGCCCCTTATAAAGCATGAAATAAAGTTGCTTGCCCATGTTATCCCAATAGTTATCTATCAGTTTGCACTCTTCTTTTTCGGTTATCTCGCGCTTAAGCTTCAACTCAAGCCAGTTGATAATGTCATAGTTGGTAAACGGGATATTAACTGTACTGCATAAGCCTTGAAGCCAGTTTTTGCATATAAGCCAATGGGGTTCATTATTTTTGTGAATCATTTCAGATTCGAATATATCCCGAACTTTGTTTAATAAATCTTGTTCGCTAGTGTGTTCAATTTCTTCATTAATGGATTCAATTATTAGTTGTTTATAGTCTTTTGCTTTCATTGTTTTGCTCCTAATTCAAGGCCTAAAATCATTGCGTGCATAAAGTGGTATAGTTCTTTTTTAGTTCCATAACCATGGGTACTTATGTTTCGTGAACCACCCGATTCACATTGTTGACAGAGTTTTATACCGCCATATGCTGAATCAAGATGATAATTGCCGGGCTGAGATACACATTTGCCGTCTATATGTTCATAGGGCTTTAATGGGTTATTAGTGAGCGTGTTAATTCTGTTTACGAGTATATCCAAGTCTTTGTTTGTAATTCTGATAGTCATTATTTGTGTTCCTTAGTAGTTATTTATTGTTTTTCCAGATTAGATAATCATCGATTGACTCAAATCCCCTATATCCGCCAGTAATTTTGACTATTACCGCAGACCACGGCATTAACTCTAATGCTTGTTTTTTACTTGATGCTTCTACGAATTCGGTTCTCATGTTACACCTCATATTTGCGTGATTTCGTTAAAACAATTCTGCGTTTAGGGCAGTAATAACTGTCTGTGAGGTATAACGATTTAACGGGTAATGTTGAACCAGCTAAGTAGCGTCTGAATCTGATTCTGTTTATTAGTCTGATTAATGTTGTCATGTTAGGCCACCAATGATTCTAAATTAGGGCGCAAATGGTATTGCATGGTGTGTATTGATTCTTCACGTCCCATATTCGGATCAGCTGGAATTACGCGATTAATTGTTATTATGTAATGGCATGAATCATGGGAAATTGTTAATTCGCTTGCTTTAGGGAAGTAAATCCAGCCTTCGATGGTTAATCCATCTTTTATTGTGTTTAGTGCAAGCTTGTTACTTAGTACCCTTGCAACACTGCGCCATGCTGACTGAAAGTTAGGTACTGATTTGTACCATGAGTTATGAGTTAATGCCCATTCATATATGTGAGCGTGTTTTTTTAAGTCTGCTAATGTTTTCATGTTTACTTCTCCAGTGTGTGTACATATAGATACAGCCTTGTATAAAGCTGCATTTGTATGTACTCCCAATGATCTTAATGAACGTATCGCTATTCGATGAAGGGATAATAACTAAACGGGCGTTTAGGTGCAAGTGTTATTTATAGTTATTTGCAATTAATTTAGATAATTACTATAGTGTAGGTTATTAATGGACTTAATTGGTATAATAATGAGCGATATGATTCGGTGTGTAGCATGTAGAGGTTCTAAGGTTGTTGCTAAGTTAGGCGGGATTCATGGCGATTGTAATACGTGTGATGGGACAGGCAAGATCAAGGCTAGTGATAAGCCAGTGCCATTTGTTATTATAGATGATCCCCTTTTAAATGATATTATCGTAGCGACTGAACGAGTTGTTGTTAGTAGTGAGCCTGTTATTGATACTGTCAATATTGTGAGTCCTAAACCAGTTGATGCGTTTACTAAGCCTGAGTTTGTAGATACTGTAAAGGATACTATTAGCGCAGTTGGTTCAATTGTTGATAATGCAGCCAAGCCAGCAATGACAGTTACTAAGCGTAAAGTGTTCAGTAAGAAGAAATAATTATGCATCCATCAAATGAACATATCCCTACTGATGACCTGCGACTGAGAATTGAAGATCTCGCCCGCGCTGGAATACCTCAGTTATTGATTGCTGAGATAGTTGAGATAGATAAAGACACATTGACTAAATATTATCAACGAGAGTTAGATCTTGCAAACCCTATGGCAGTTGCACGAGTTGCCCAGACTATGTATCAGTGCGCATTGAATGGTGACATGAAAGCAGCTACACAGTACTTGAAGATGAAAGGTGCTAAATTTGGATGGGTTGAGAAACAAGTGATTGAAGTAGGGACTACACCAGAAGAAACAAAAGAACTGGAAGAACGTGTACTTATGTTAGAACAAAAGCACACAAAAGATTATTAGTGTAGTAGTACGCTATAACAAATGTATATTATAGTCTGTGTCGTTTAAGACAAGAGTTTGGTTACACTTGGACGCGATATCTTTAGTTCTCTAGCTATCTGACTAATGTTCATGCCCTGCTTACATAGCTCTATTGCTGGCTCTCTCAGCCTCATATCCAGCGGTTGCTTACCAAATGGCTTGCCTGACTTAGTACCCCGCTCTTTAGCTATTGCAATGCCCTCTCGTTGTCGCGACTTACTTATGCATCGCTCTAACTGCGCAACACTACCCATGATTTGCAACATAAAAGTATGGTACAAGTTATCCGAATGAGGACTGAATATTAGGTTTTCGGTGTGGAAATGTACGCAAACGCCCTTTGCTAGAGTAGTTTCTAAAATCTCAAGCACGTCACGCAATGATCTCGCTAAACGGTCAACGCTATGCACATGCAACACATCACCAGACCTGAGCATCTTGATACAGATGTTAAGATTCGGACGCTCGCGCACGATCCCTGACACCTTATCTTCGAATACTTCATCAAGCTTTATGCCTTCAAGCTGCCTATCTGTTGATTGCTCTCTAGTTGATACCCTCTTATATCCAATGTCCATGTTAACTCCAGTGTGTTATAGTTATAGTCATTGCTCATGCAATAGCGCATCACTATACATACCTATGCTTCACTTGTAAATAGAAGTATGAATACACAATAAAGCAGTGGGAATATAAGGTGCAGCAATGCATGCATCTATAAGTATACTTATGCTTCACTCAATTAATTAAATAACTATTGACATATCAACGGACGTTTAGTATGATGTCATCATAGTGTGAATGATGGACACTGACCACGCTACTACATAGGCTAATGCCCTCCCATGGGGTAGCCCTAGGCTCATGCTATAAGCGAACCGAGGGGGTATGCCCCGCAAGAAGACCCCGGTGCTGTTGCTAGTGCCCCTCCCCTCTATCAACCAGCCCACTTTTGGAATCTTCCCTTCCTCCTCTCTCATGTCGTTATTTTGTTACCTCCTATATATAATTCTAAAATTCTTAAAATCTCATAACTGCTATTATGGTCATATAAAAAACTTATACAATTAGCCCAATTTCTGCCATGGGAATTAATTTATATATCCCCCCAAAAAAATCCCAGAAATTTTTAACAGTCTAATGGCAAAAAACAACAATCCCCCTATTTAGCATATATATAATATTTATACATTCTGCCCATATATCCCATCAGTAGAGACAGCAGCCATTTTTTGATGAGCGTCTCTATTTATAGCCGTATAATTACCCGTGTTATCCTGTATCGCCAATAATTACAGGAAATGCCATGATATATATTCCTATAGAATTGCAGCTACAGTGGATAAGAGAAGATTTGGAGGAAATCAAAAAACAATTACGTCCAATAGATACCATTAAGGAGCCAGCAGACTGTCCTGATTGTGATTTCGCTATATCAACGGGATTGTCTAAAACATGTACTGCCCATGCCCCAGAATTTATGATGAGGATTCAATCATTCTTTAATTCCTAATAATTATAATAAATATATAGAATTAACTTATTATTACTATTACTGGCGGTGTTTGCTGTAGATAACCGTATATTCTTCATACACAGCATATACTTACCCAGCAATGAATCCTGTCCGTAACTCAATAATTATCCTGTGATTGTTTTGTGCGCAATTATCCATTACGATACATCACACACGTTATGCACTGCCTACACAGTGAGTTATACACAGAAATTGGGGATAAGTGATGCTGCCAGATAACAGATTAAAGCAAATGACAGTAACTAATGAGTTTTACATAAAGCAAATGGAGCATTTCAGGGAATGTTTTATTGAGTTAGACGAGAAGCTTAATTTTATGAGTGAAGATGAAATGGCATCCAGTGCCGCTAACAGGTGCTTGGCATTAGCTAGAACCTCATTAGAGCAATGCTCCATGTATACTAATAAGGCATTGGCAATAATGGGCGAGGAATAGCCATGACCCCTTCAACAACAGATCTTGAGACTGATGCATTATCAGCAGAGTTATTCGAGAAATATCGGGATTCAATGGCTGAGATATTATCAAAATGTACTTCAGGAAAGCAGATGTACGAAGTCGGAGGAATATCACTTGCAAACCTAATTACGTGTTTCGTAGCATGTACCACAACCAATCCTAATAATCACCCCGAGATATTACGGCAACTTATCGAGGGTGCTGAATTATTGCTGCAAGATACTGACATTCAGGCCGAGAGACTCAAGACACTAAACTGAAGGGCATATGGACGCAGAACAAACCTACACATGCGGCTACTGCGGCAAAGTAATGACATGGATGGAACATTTAGATCATGACATTAATGAGGATGCTAGGCTGTACCGCGAGAAGTACCCAAAATATACTGGTGCTGTATGGCTTGCCATGATTATGGATACTATGCGTGGGATAGACCTAGCTACCAATAGCAGTAATATTATTTATACCAATCACTACCGTAATCCATTATAAGTAAGAGGGGAAAATATCTATATGCCGGAATGAGTTCCAATGCAAAAGATATTTTGCTCCAAGCTGCTACTAACACAGCAAGCATCAAAGAAGCTCTGTGTGATGATGTTAAAGACTTGCTGCTTCAAGGTTGTAACAACACTGAAAAAGTTATGTCTCAATCAGCAAATCAATTTAAAGATTTGTTATTGCAAAACGCTGATATAGCTAAAGATGCTGCTGTTGCTGCCGCTCTTAATGCTAAAGATGCTGAGATAAGCAGAACAATCAATGCTAAAGACGCTGCGCTTGCTGCTGCTGTTAACTATGAGCGACTTTCTGCTCAAGGCGATAAAAATACATGTGCGATTCAAGCTGCTATTGCTGAATGTTGTTGCGAGCAAAAAGAGTTGGTACGTGAACTGGATAAAGATAGAATCCGGGATGAGTTGGCTAAGACTCGTGAAGAGCTAATTGCTTTACGCGTACGATCTACTTTGTTGCCACCATTAGTTGGTGCTGTACCTGTATGAGATAGAAAGTTTATAGCAATAATGGTGCTAGGGGCGGTCAACCTAGCACTTTCTTTATTCTTATTGCTAAGACATTAATCATTTTCGGAAATACGCCACTAACTTATTCCAATATCCTTTGAGCTCGTCTTCCAGCCATTGGTCTGGGTGTGGCTTTTGGATAGGTAGTTTTTGCGCTATACGCCTCTGGTTACGTGCCGAACCTTGTAATGCTTCTTCCTGTTTCCCTGTTTTCTTTCTATATACTGGTTTGGACATTATTTGCATCTCTTTTTTCGTGAACTCATTCATATTTTAGTCCAAACCATTAATTGCAGACACTTGTCACAAATAGCACCAGCAATAGGCAATCGATGGAGAATTTTTACGTAATTGCAGTCATGGCAATAGCATCTGTAAGACGGCTCTATGTACATTTATAAAACTCCCCGCACTTGGTGCATTTATGTTTGCTAAAATCAATTTCAGTAGCAGCTCCCCACGTTCGATCATCAGGCTCATGCTCACAAATCTTTATATGGTTAAATCCTATGATTTCGCCTTCGAATGGTGGGGATGCTGGCGATGAAAAACGAAGAGGTAAATTGAATTTAATTTCTCCATACTCATCATCAAAACTTTTTCTTTGCGACTTCCAATACGCTATTTGGGCATCGATTAGGGCTTCATTGGATGGGTAAAGAGATTCCTCTTTTTGCCAATAAGCTCCTTCGCCATCATATTTCACGTAATATATATCTAACATTGGATCATACCGTTTAACGAACCCCTGCATAAACCCCGATTGACCGCGCCTTTTCAGTGAGCAAGCCCTTTCATCAACTTTATACTTCGGCTCAGGATGAGTCAGCTCTTGGAGTTTGGTAATCAGGCAGTCGATGTTTTCAAAATCTTCAAAATTTCCATTCCTCCCATAATGAAACCTAAAGTAATCTAAAGATGAAGTTGTATGATTCGCCCAATGATGCGTGACAAAACAATTATCTGGTATTTTATCGGCCAACTCATGTGCCAGTTTTAACTTCTCATAATCAATCATTTGACCATCCAATCCAGTATTAAATGAATTCCGCATACTGCAAGCGATCCGATTGTAATCCCGCCCCAGAAATACAGTCTCTTATAATCTTTGAGTAATTTATGCAGGTCGTTTTTCATATCGTTTACCTCAACGTCAGTTTAGGGCATATTATCCTAATACACATAAGGAGACAATAATGGGATTGCCAATAGGAACCAAATTAGTTTTAGACCAGATAGTGAAGGAAATACGTTGGCGCGAGTTGTGCGATAAGGCCGGAGTAGACCCGAAGGACACTAAGGTTTACAAGCCAGAAGAACTTCCTCGTGACGAGCCGAAAACAGTGTGATACTCTGCGAAAACTGTCCCCTACTTCACTCCATGTCGTTAGGTCGGATTAACCCCAATCTTTCGGGGGGCAGTACTAATATATAAAAAGGATGATATATGACAGCAAATCCTAAAGATTTTTCGATAGGTAAAGAAGTATTCTGGGTGTCCTACCACAACGGAAGAATAATTATAAAATCGGGTTTAATAACTCAATTAAGTGCTAACCATGTAAATGTTAAGTGGAACAACCGTAAAAAATGGAACATATTTGCTGAAGTTGATTATGAATCTATTCCTATTGGGAACTTATATAACTCCAAAAAAGAAGTCAAAGATGCTCTGTTGAAGTATGCTGGTGAACTATGACTGAACAATCAATGGAGCCAGAATTCATCTCCTGGCCTAAAATTCCCAGATACAAAAACGAACGCATCATAATCACTGAAAAAATAGACGGCACTATTGGCGCAATCATTGTTACTGAATGGGGCGATGTGTTTGCTCAGTCACGCCATAGGATTATCAAGCCTGATTGCAGTGATGATAACTTCGGTTTCGGAAGCTGGGTTGCTGCGCATAAGTCGGAACTATTTCATCTAGGCGTTGGTCATCACTTTGGTGAGTGGTGGGGGCAAGGAATTCAACGTAGGTACGGTATGCAAACGAAGCAGTTTAGCGTGTTCAATACATACAGGCCAGCCGAGTCATTGCCTGATATTGTTCGCCAAGTGCCGATATTGCCTGACGATATTGACGAAGCATTAGCAATTCTACATACACAAGGCTCACAAGCCGCACCGGGATATATGCGCCCAGAAGGCATTGTCATTTACTCATGCCTATACAAACTACGTTATAAAATAATCATTGAAGAGGATTTATAGATGGAAGACGATACCCTTACGGATAAGGAACGCGAGTTTTTAGCCAGAAAGAAAAATAAGGACAAGATGACGACTGTAATGCGAGCCAAAGAGGCAGCATGGTTACGCAGGGAGAATGAGCGGTCATTGAACCGACTTCCCAATGAGTACAGGAGCTTTGCTAAGGCGGGTTATGCTACCCCAAGTAAGTACGGGAAATACGGCATACCTACAGATGATTGACGGCTAAACTTTAGTTTAGTAATATCGCTTAATGCCGAAATAGCACAATTGATGGTGCAGCTCCCTTGTAAGGAGAAGGTTCTGGGTTTGAGTCCTAGTTTCGGCACCAGTTATTCTCGGGTAGCTCAGAGGCAGAGCAGGTGGCTGTTAACTACCGTGTCGATGGTTCGATCCCATCCCTGAGAGCCAACCTCCGAATAGCGCAGTCTGGTCAGCGTAATCGGTTTGGAACCGATAGGTCGAAGGTTCGAATCCTTCTTCGGAGACCATATTATTGGACTATAGTGAAATGGTTATCACACTAGACTTTGACTCTGGTATTTCAGGTTCGAGTCCTGATAGTCCTGCCATAACGGGGTATGCGTGAGGTAGCTGGTAAGTCACGCTGATGCGGTTAGCATAACATACAGCTCTCGGAGGGTTTGTTCCTAGGAACCGCAACCCAAGAGATTCTAGGTTCGAGTCCTAGTACCCCGACCAGTTTATAGCGAGATAGTTTAAAGGTAGAATAATGGGCTCATACTCCGTAGATACAAGTTCGATTCTTGTTCTCGCTACCAGAATAGTTGAATAGCTCAGTGGTAGAGCAACCTCTTGATAAGGCGTAGGTCGGTGGTTCGAATCCACCCTCTCCACCAACAAAGGACTGAAATGAATAACATAATAGATTTGCTGACCATAATTGTTCTTGTTTTCGCAGCAACATATTTGGCTTATAAAATTCCAGATGTGATCATAAATGGGTTCGAGCATGGCTCTGATGTTTATGTTCAATTATCATCCAGTGATTTTCAATTAACTCAAGATGAGCAACAATCATGATGTGTTTTAGAGATAAAACTTATTGCCTGTCACCAAATTGCACCAATCAATGCGGGAGACAATTAACCAACGAAGTCAAAGAAGCAGCGATACGAGCTGGTCAGCTTATTGCATGTGCGTATTTTTGCGGTGAGCTAGAAAAAGAAGAAGCTAATGACAAAAGTAAATTATAAAGTTATTAATACAGGCGGAGCGCCAATCAAACATTGGACTAATGGCGTATTGTTCGAGGAAGAAGCTAAGAAACAGTTAATTGGTTTATCTCAACTCCCGTTTATATACAAACACTTGGCTGTAATGCCGGACGTACATGCTGGAAAAGGATCAACAATAGGCACTGTATTAGCCACTCATAAAGCAATTATTCCTGCCGCAGTTGGCGTTGATTTAGGTTGTGGCATGATGGCTTGCAAGACAAGTCTTATGGCCAGTGATTTGCCGGATAACCTGTGGGATATTCGTTGTATGATTGAGTCTATGATTCCTCATGGTTCAAACCCAAAGAATCAACAGTTAGGCTCATGGGGGAATTTGCCAGATTTAGTCTTTACTGCATGGTCTGATTTAGAATCAGGATTTTTAAAATTATGCGATAAATACCCTCGATTCAAGAACAGCAACAACATTAACCATCTCGGCACTTTGGGCGGCGGCAATCACTTTGTTGAAATCTGTATAGACGAAGACCAATCCGTATGGTTTATGCTTCATTCTGGTTCCAGAGGAATAGGAAATTTGATTGGAAGGACTTTTATTGAATTAGCTAAAAAAGATATGGAGCGGTATTTTATCAATTTGCCTGATAAAGATATGGCCTATTTGCCAGAAGGTAGCGAGCATTATGCCGATTACCTATCTGCTGTTCGCTGGGCGCAGCACTTTGCAATGCAGAATCGTATCGTAATGATGTGTAATATGGTTGGATCTGTTAAAGCTACATTGAATCGAGAGTTTGAAACTCAATTGGAAGCCGTAAATTGCCATCATAATTACGTCAGTTTCGAAGAGCATTTTGGTCAAAAAGTAATAATAACTAGGAAAGGTGCTGTGTCTGCACGTAAAGACGAATTAGGAATTATCCCCGGCTCAATGGGCGCAAAATCATTGATAGTAAGAGGTCTTGGCAATGTTGACAGTTTCCACAGTTGTAGTCATGGTGCTGGTCGAGTTATGTCTCGTACTACTGCTAAACGTCTTATATCAGAGGCCGAACACAAGGCGGCACTATCTGGGGTTGAGTGTAATAATAGTGTGTCAACTCTTGATGAAACTCCTGCTGCTTATAAGAATATTGACGATGTAATGGCGGCTCAGTCTGATTTAGTTGAGATTGTTCATACACTGAAGCAGGTTTTATGCATTAAGGGGTAGTTATGGGAATTTCCGAGTTTATAATAAGGTTTTATTTGTCAATTATTTTTGGGGTAAGTCTAACTACTGTATTATTTAGCGAAATATTTTTGCTCCATAAAATGGTTCAATTTTGGTGATTTATGTCTGAAGTCTTCTTTACATCCGATAGTCATTTTGGCCATAGGGGTATTTTATCGTTCGATTCAACGAAGCCCTATAGAGACTTCCCGACAATAGAAGACCATGATGCCGAGCTAATTACCCGCTGGAACGAGCAAGTTCAGGTTAATGATACCGTTTACCACATGGGCGACTTTTGTTTCGGCAAGCGTAATCTCCAAATTGCACAGTTGTTAAACGGAAAGAAGATCCTCATCATGGGCAATCATGACATCTATGGCGCACCAGAATATCTAAAGTACTTCCATAAGCTGTTTGGCGCACATGATTATAAGGGCATGATATTGACCCATGTCCCTGTACATCCTAATCAGTTGTCGCGCTATTTCATGAACATACATGGCCATCTGCATACAGTTCATGTAACTAAAGAAGACGGTTCTCGGGATAATAGGTATTTTAATGCGTGCGTGGAGAATCACAATCTGACTCCCGTTCCATTAGATGAGATATTCAACTTCTGGGCGGAGAATAAGCATGTATGAGAATGAGATATTCGTATTTGGTAGTAACCTTCTTGGAATACATAAGCGCGGTGCAGCATTAGATGCGTTGCGATGCCATGGTGCAATTCTTGGTCAGGGCGTTGGACTACAGGGTAAGTCCTATGCGATACCTACTAAGCAGACACCTTATATTTCATTGCAATTATATGAGATAAACAAGTTTGTTGCTGACTTTATTGTGTGCGCACAGAACTGTCCTCATTTAACATTCAACGTAACTAAGATCGGCTGTGGCTTAGCTGGTTACACTCCTGAAGATATTGCCCCAATGTTTCGCTATGCTTTAAACGCCCCACAAATCATTTTACCGACAGAGTTCCTTGATTTAATGCGTTAGCATCGTAATTTAGCGACAAAGTTCGTTATTTTAGATCAATTTTCATGTTAAGTTCATGATTTTTATGATAGCTTGATATTTGTGGGCATTGTTCCCCACTATTGCAGGATGCAAATTAGGCAAAGGATTGCCATCAATGAGCGACACGTTTCAGAAAAAGTTGCAGGACGCAGAGCTTGCAGCGAAGCTTAAGGGGAGTCTATTACTCTTCATTCAAGCATTCTTCCCTATACTTACGGGCAGAGAGTTTATCATCTCGCGCCCAAAGGGTCGGGAAAGTCATTTTGTTACTATATGTCGAGCATTGACTAAGTGCACTCGACTGGAATCTCTTCGCCTATTAATTAACGTGCCTCCCGGTCATGGTAAATCAGTCATGGTTTCCTTCTGGATTGCATGGTGCATGGCTAAATGGCCTGATTGCAATTTCCTGTATATCTCTTATTCGAAAACACTGGCAGCAAAGCACACGGACACCGTAAAGCGCATTATGTCTCTGTCGCAGTATAAGGTGTTGTTTAACGTCCACTTGCGGGATGACTCTCAAGCTAAAGATGCGTTTACAACGACTGCCGGAGGTACGGTTGCGGCTTTTGGCTCTGCCGGTTCCATTACGGGTCGAGATGCAGGATTACCGGGCTTAGAACGATTCAGTGGAGCAGTCATCCTCGATGACAGTCACAAGCCAGACGAAGTGCATTCGGACTTAATCCGAGAAGGCGTTATTACTAACTTCAGGGAAACTGTTCAGCAACGACCGAGGGGCATTAATGTGCCTATAGTATTTATCGGGCAGCGTTTGCATGAACAGGACTTACCTGCGTACTTCATCAACGGTGAAGACGGATACGAGTGGGATAAGGTCATATTAAAATCAATCGATGAAGCAGGTAATGCATTATACCCAGAAGCATTTCCTTTAGAGATGCTCCTTATTCGGCAGGATAAAGACCGATACGTATTTGCAGCACAACATCAACAAGACCCGCAACCTGCTGGTGGAGGTTTGTATACTCCAGAAGATTTCCCATTGCTGGCACATGAGCCTGAGTACTTAGTTACATTCATCACAGCAGATACCGCAGAAACTACCGAGATGCGAAACGATGCGTCCGTATTTAGCTTCTGGGGCATGTACTATATAGAAACCCAAGGACGACAAACGGACATGCTGGGCTTGCATTGGATTGCTTGCAGGGAGATTCGAGTTGAACCCAAAGACCTTGAGAATGAGTTTTTAGACTTCTGGCAGGAATGTGCGAGACACAAGTTTCCACCAATGAGAGCTTACATTGAGAAGAAGTCAACAGGTGTAACACTTATATCGATACTGAAGGGTATGCGTGGCTTAAAAGTGATGGAAATTGAACGAACAAGGTCATCAGGTTCTAAAGCACAGAGATTCATCGACATACAGCCATTCATAGCCAACAAGCAAGTGTCACTCCCTTCTCATGGGGTTCATACTGAAATGTGCATTAATCACATGAAAAAGATTACCAACAACGACTCCCATGCTCATGACGACATTGCAGATACCTGCTCTGATGCAGTGAGGCTGGCATTGATTGAGCGTCTATTGTATGCGTTCACAAAAGCCAACGAGTCCTATACAAACAAGTCACGCGAGGCAGTTAGTCGGTACTACGAAATGACTGCATTGAAGAAAAAAGCCTACATTAAAAGGATTTAGTTATGGCATTAGCTAGGCGTTATACAAGTCAATTAGATAAAATAAAATGCAATGTAGAACAGGCTTATACATACTTCAGGCCGAACTACGATCGGTATCACCAATTCATGCGGTTCGTTTATAAGTCTACACTGACAGAAGATGACCTGGCTGTACTATCTACTTTGGGAAGACCACAAATTGAATTCAATATGGTGGAGGCTTATGTCTCCAGATTGAGGGGTGAGTTCAGCCGGATGGAGCCGGGATTTGTGGTTCGCGCACAGGATGGGTTCCAATTAGATGATCCAAGTATTATTCCAGTACTTGAGGCGCATTTCAGGTCTATTTTAGTTGACTCTGATAACGATGGATTTAGTTACGACGTGTACACAGACTGCCTCGTAGGTGGATTCTCTGTAGTTGAAGTCTATACCGACTATGTATCAGCCATGTCTATGGATCAAAAAATATGCGTGGACAGAGCATTCGATCCAACTCTATGCGGCTTTGACCCATTAGCCAGAAAGTCCCATAAGGGCGATGGCAATTTCTGTTTCCAGTTCTTCCCTAAAGAAGCCGAGGAAGCTGAAAAGGAATTCGGCTCTAACGTGACCAAGGGGCTTAAGTTCGCTCGCTCCTTCAGTGGGTTCAACTGGTCATACCGAGCCAACCGAAAAGAGATCGTATTGCTCTGTGATTACTACCAAAAAGAGTTCAAGCGCGAGAAAATTACTAAGCTGTCCAATGGTCGTACCGTAGCCGTAAAACACTACGAGCAGTTCATGGAGGCTTGGAATCAGGAAGGACATATCGAGCAACCGCCAATCCCAATCGGGAAAATTCGTGAAACAATGCTGGAAGAAATAACTCGCTTCCGTATGTCAGGTGCTGAAATCATAGACGTACAGAAAACTGATTATAAGATGCTTCCACTGGTGTTCTTTGATGGAAACTCAGCAGTCCTTCGAGACAACAATGACTCCACAGCAGAGCAGATGACACGGCCTTATATTTATAATGTTAAGGACGCGCAACGTCTAAAGAACTATGCTGGACAGTCATTAGCAAACGAACTTGAAAACACGGTCGAGCATAAGTTTATTGCAATGATCGAATCCATCCCAGAAGATTATCTTGATGCTTATATTAACGTGCAAAAACCGTCTACATTGCTCTATAACGGGTTTTTAGATGGGAATCCTGACGTTCCACTTACCGCGCCAAGAGAAATCGTTAGAACACCAATACCGCCTCAAATAAGCGAGACATTCCAAATGTCCGATAATCTAATGCAGGGCATATTAGGCAGCTATGACGCAGCCTTGGGAATACAGAATAACGAGTTATCAGGCGTAGCGATTATGCAAGGCGCAATGCACTCTAATGCCGCTGCAATGCCTTATACAGTGGGGTTCATGAAAGGCCTTAATCGAGTATGTCAGATTATTCTGGACTTGATACCAAAGTACTATGTTACTCCACGGTCTATCCCTATTGTTCAGCCTGACGGGAAACGCTCATACCAAGTAGTTAACAAGCGCGGAAATCCATACATGAACTACGACCCGATGAGCCTTGAAGTCAAAGTAGAAGCTGGCGTTAACTTCGCCGTACAGAAACAGATATCACTAGAAACCATTATTCAGTTAATGCAAACATCAGAAACATTTGCTGCGTTCATCAATACCAAGGGACTTGGCATATTGCTGGATAACATCGACATACGTGGTATCGAGGGATTACGTCAACAAGCTACTGAGTTCATGCAGGAAGTTCAGCAGAAACAGGCTCAGGCAGAACAGATGGCACAACAAGCCGCAGCACAAGAAATCGATCCTAAAGCGTTGATGCAGCTACAAGCGCAAGCCGAAATCATGAAAGTCAAACAACGACAGGAACAGGCTGAACTTGAAGCACAAGTACAACTCACTAAGATTGCAACTGATGATGCCGTGAAGAATAAACAGGCTGATATCGACTTACTTGAAGTCATGGCGGATATCTCCAATCAAGACGTTGATAATGCATTGAAGCAAGAGAAGCTGGACGCAGAAAATGCACGAACCGCTGTTGAAGTAGCCCTTGATGTATCTAAACATCATCATGAGGTAAAGCAAGCTAAATTAGAGCCTAAAGGAGATTAATATGGATGATTATGATGTAGACGATGAATGGTGGGGCGATTTGGATAATGAGTAGCCGAAAAGTGAGCAGTAAATACAAATTGTGTCTACCTATTCCAAATGGGTAAAATTTTGCTATACTGAGACAAAATCACTATATGTGGGATTATTCATGATGATAAATCTCTCATCTAGTAAATCTGACTAGACAGATTCAAAAACACTCTAGGTACTTCTACGCAGCTATGCGGGATAAATAGTCGGATACAACCACGGATGGTTGGTGATTACGGTCACACCGGATAACAGTGAGGTTTCGATGGATAAGGATATTCCAGAAGTAACTATGGATGAAACTAATTTGGTTGTTGCAGACGAACCGAAAGGCGAATCTACTGCACCTCCTGAAAAAATGCTTCCTGTTTCCCGTGTTAACGAGCTTGTAAAAAAAGCTAAATGGGACGGAGAACGGAAGATGCAAGAGCAATTAGATCAAGCCAAGCAACAAATCGAGCAGCTACAGGGGCAACAAGCGCAGCAACCTGTTCCGCAGCAAGGGCAACAACAAGGCCAGCAACAACAGCCTCAAATGTCGCCAGAGCAGCTACAACAGATTATGCAAATGATGCAACAAAAGCAGCAAGAGGAAGAGGCAGCCAGACATCAGGCTCAATTGCAACAGGAAGTGGATCAGGTGGCTCAACAGTACTACGGCAAGATGGCTCAAGGTAAAGACTTATATGAAGACTTTGAAGCAATAGCCGGGACTTTTGAACCAGCAGCATTCCCACAATTAGTATTTTTGGCAAACCAAACGGATAACACTGCGGCAGTTATATATGAGCTACAGAAGAATCCAAGTAAGTTGGCAGCGTTACAAGTCTTGGTTGAGAAATCACCCAGCATGGCTCGTAATGAAATAGCAAAACTCAGTCAGTCAATTAAAGCTAACTTAGATGCTAAAACCAATTTACAGGAAGCCAAAGAACCTTTAGACCGGATGAAACCTTCGCCAACAGGGACAGATAATGGCACGAAGACTGTTAGAGATTACAAAAACTCTTCATTTTTAAGAGCGTAATCTCCATCCAACACGGCCATATCTGATCTCTGAATAATTATGGATAATTTTTGGAGAAGAGAACATGGCCGTTCCTAACAACATTCTGCAACAGGTACAAACATACCAGTTGTCAAATCTGGCTTATTTACAAAACTTAAACTGCTTCGTATCTACTGCGAATACTCGTTTCAAAAACTTCGAGAAAATGACCGCCAATCTTGGGGACACGGTTACTTTTGACTTGCCACCACGTTTCACTACTGCCGCCAGTTTGGTTGCTACATTCCAGTCTGCTGACCAACGTGTTGAGAATCTGACTGTTGATAAAGCGATTAACGTATCTTATGCGTTCACTGCTCAACAATTCATTTTCAACGTAGAAGATTACATGGATAAATTCGGAAAATCTGCCGTTATGGAGATGTCTGCCGAGATTGAATCCGATATTGCGACTGTTTGCGTTGAAGCTCCTTACAGATTCTATGGCGATGGAAGTACACAAATTAACTCATTTGGTCAATTGGCGAGCGCATTGGCTATGTTTCGAAACTATGGGGCAGCCAAGGACAATACGAAGTTCTACTTAAGTGACATAGCTCAATCTGCAATCGTTAACACTGGTTTGAATCAGTTCACTCCAAGCCGAAACGACAAGATGGGAATGTCTTGGGAAGTAGGTAACTTCGACAATGCTGACTTCTATATCTCTAACTTACTGCCAGTTCATACTGCCGGAACAGTAGGTGAAGATGGCGCAGTGCTGACAGTTGTTTCTGTAGTCAAAGACGCTAACGATGCTGTTATTCAGATTGTATTCTCTGGTGCTGGGACTGACCCTGATGCTGTTAAAGAATTCGATAAATTCCAATTCTCTGACGGTGTTGCAAATCAGCCTAACATGCGCTACCTGACATTCATTGGCCACAAGCCTTCCAGTAACCCTGTTCAGTTCCGTGCTACTGCTGACAGTGCTTCTTCTGCTGGTAACGTGACTGTGGATGTTTACCCTCCATTGAAAGCATCTGCGGGTAACACTCGTAACCTGAACTTTGAAATTGCGACTGGTATGCAAGTAACTGCACTGCCATCTCACAGAGCGGGAGTGATTACTTCTGGCAATCCATTGTTCATCGGTATGCCAATGCTTCCTGAAGAGGTTCCATTCCCTACTGGTAACGAAATTGACCCTGATACTGCCGTTTCTATTAGACAGTACTATGGTTCTCTGTTCGGGCAAAACCAGAGAGGGATGGTGCACGATGCTATATGGGGCAAGAAGCTGGTGCCAGAGTATTCCATGTCTGTAGTCTTCCCGCTCTAATGGATTCGAAGGGTTCGCCCTCCTTACAATAAGGATATTAAAATGGCTATTTCTACACCAATTACAAATGCCCGACAGTACTACATCAACGGGTTGAAATTAACATGGTTAACTGCTACTACAATGACCGTCAGTGCTGGCCGTTGTACTAATGGAACTAACGTAAACGACATCTCTGTTGGCTTGCCTCTTAATGTTGCCGCAACTCAGACAGGAACCATGCCTGTTGCCGCTGGAACTGGTACTGTAACTATCAATACTGCGGTTACTGGTGCTGGTGGGTTAGACCAAGGTGCTATGGCAAACGACACGTTTTATGCTGTCTATGCGATTGGCGACAGTTATGGAAACGAACCCGGTTCTGCATTGATTTCTGCAAACCTGACTGCTCCATTGTTGCCACCACAGTATGACATGTCATTCCGTATCGGGTACATCAAGTCCAGTGGTGCCGCTGCAATCTTGGAATTCCGACAAGACGGTTGCGGTTTAGACCGATGGATGTGGTATGACGCACCGATTGCTACAGACATTACTGCTGGTGCATCTGCAACTTTTGCTGCTGTTGATGCCAGTGCTGGATTGCCTAATGCTGTTCCGACAATGGTTCGTTGGTATTGCGTATTCACTCCTACTGCTGCCGATGACACATTGGTTCTAGTTCCGGGTACATCTACTGCAACTCTAGGCTATGCATCTGCATCCGGTTCTGTTGCGGCTGTAGCTGAGACTGTGCAATTGGTATGTCCTACTGATGCTCCTGTTACTGACGCTATTGATTACAAAGTAACTGGTTCTGCTGTAGCTATTTCTGTACAGGCATATATGGATCAATTAGCAGTAACAATCGCAGCATAAGGAATTGCTATGGCCTACACGACTTTGCAGTTAATAAATAGTGCTTATTACGAATCAGGCATTGTTTCACGTGGCTTCGAAACCGTGGGAGGCCAGCAAGCTAATGACGGATTGCAGTTTTTAAATGACCTAATTGCGGATAAGACTGTCGAGAACAATCTTGTCCCTTATTACCAAGAATATGATTTCCCCGCTGTAATTGGCCAAGAAAGGTACTTTATTGAGAATTTAATCAATATTGATACGTTCGTGTTTTATATAGACACAGTCCGTTACAGTACGCAGCCTCAAGGACGGAGAGAATACTTCGGCTCCTCAAGGGCTGACAACATTCAATCGCTACCCGGCTCATGGCATTTAGAGCGTGAATTCGGTGGGGCGAGTATTTACATTTATTTCAAACCGAACGCAGCCTATCCTTTAACCGTATGGGGTCAGTTTCGGTTAGCCGAAGTGGCTATTAATCAGGACTTATCCCTGACATTGGACAGGTTCTATATTAATTATCTAAAGTTCGATTTAGCAGCTCGGTTATGCGCGGAGTACAACTACAACGTGCCACCGGGAGTTCAGCGAGCATTAGACCGTTATGAAGATTCTATCAGCAAGAAATCAGGGCCAATGGATCTGAGATTGACCAAGTTGTCTACTATGCAGAGACGTGGCGGTATAAATTATGGACAGGTAAATATTGGGAAGGGCTGGACGACCTAGAATATTATTGGTAAAGGATGGATTTATGTTATAATGACTTTTAAAAGGGGAAATTATGACTGTAATCCATAAAAATGGTAATGAGGTTTGTAGTGTTCATGGGATATTGCCCATTGAAAACATTAAATTTAATAGCGGCAGGATAAGATGCAGACTTTGCCACAATAAAAGCGCAAATAAAAAAAGGAATAATAATAGGGATGATTTCAATCAAAGATTGGCCGAAGATAGGGAAAAAAACCCGGAAAAATGGAGAGATATTTATAAGAAGCAATATATAAAAGCCAAAGAGAAACACGGAGATGAATTAAGTACTTTTAAAGTGGCCACTTCAAGGAAGATTACTTTAGAACAATACAAAAAAATGGTGGCAGAACAAGGAAATAAATGTGCAATTTGCGGCCAAGAAGAAACATGTAAAGATCCAAAGCACAATAGGATAAGACGACTTAGTATTGATCATTGCCATAAAACAGGAAGAGCAAGAGCATTGCTTTGTCATAATTGTAATTTGACAATTGGTAGGTATAAGGACGACATATCTTTAATGGAAAAAGCCATTGAGTATGTCAAAAAACATTATAATTAAGGATAGTTAATATGGATGATCAAGGATGATCATGACCCCAAATGGAAAACCAGTACCAGTTAAAATCGTGGGATCGAGCGCATTTGGTCGTTATCCGATAATCAGCGATGAGCGCACATATAACATGTTCATTTCTGACAATTGGTTGCTGAACTTTGCTGGTTACGAACAAACGGTTGAGATTCTCCCTGTTGGCACTCTTGGGGAAGGACGGGGGCTGTATCATTCTGTGCGCGGTCAGTTCTTGATTATCGTGATCAACAACATCGTGTACCGAATCAATGGAAACCTTGGTTATCAGCAGTTATTCATCATGGAAACCTCTACTGGCGAAGTCTTCATGGATGAGAACTTATCATCCCAAATCTGTATTGTTGATGGACAAAAAGCATATATATACAACTACACTACTGGTTCTATTGGGGAGGTAGTGTTTAGTCCAGCGTCTCCGCCATTCATCCCGAACTATGTGACATACCAGAACACTTATTTCATCTTTGGGAATGGTGCTACAGACACAAGTGGCTCTCGATGGTTCATTTATAACTCTGGATTCGATCCAACTACTTTGGCCAATCCATTGCAGCTTAACTACGTTACTGACTTGGCATTACAGACTAAACCGGACTTTGCTAAAGCAGCGATTCGGATTCCAAGTCACGGCAATAACTTGTTGGTATTAGGAACAACAGTTGGCGAGATATGGACGAACGTACAGGGATTACAGATTTATCAACGTAACGCATCGATTAACATCGATTATGGCGTTGCCAGCGTGTCTACAATAGCCGCAAGCGATGACATGGTGGCTTGGCTAGGGATTAATGAGAAGTCTGCTCCTGCAATCATGGTGATGGCCGGAGGGCAAGCTAAACGAATTTCTACGGATGGTATCGATTACTTATTGAGTCGAGTTATTCATCCAGAGATATCAACAGGCATGTTCTACCGACAAGACGGTCATGTGTTTTATATCCTGACGTTCTATCATGAAGACGACAACTTCAGCATCATGTACGACTTCACGACTGAGATGTTCTTTGACGTAACTGACTGGGACTTTACATATCATCCAGCACGACAGATGACTTACTTCAATAACGAAATTTACTTTGCATCTCTGAAGCAAGGTGCGTTGATGCGGTTATCAAGTGAAATAACCAGCATGTCAACCGACATACAGAACGATTATGAAATACCAAGGATTAGGAAGTGCGATACATTCAGGCTTCCCGGTTCTGAGCGATTCATTGTCAACCAGTTTGCGTTCACCATCCAAAACGGGGTAGAGCCAAATGTCACGTTTAATTACGTATGTGATGGTCACATCCTTGGCGAGTCCAGCGGTCTGATCATGTACAGCGAAGACGATGAACCACTGCTATTAGAGGGTGGGCAATGTCAGGTCTATAGACCAAGAATTGACGTGACTATTTCCAAGAATGGCGGTGAGACATACAGCAATGTGGTTTCATACTTTATGCATGGCACTGGTCATTATGCCAACCAGCCACGGTTTAATCTGCTTGGAGAAGCAAACCAGTTTACAGTTCAGATGCGGTTCTGGGGCTTTGGTTCTGTTGCCATTAATGATGGTGTTCTGGAGGTGCGACAGTGATAATTCCTACGTTTATCAATGTACAGTATACTGAAGATGATGGGTTCCTAACGCCAGCTATGCAATTGTATAATGATGAGTTAAACCAGACCATGCAGAATGGCTTGAGCAATAATGGATGGACAGTACCGCAATTGACTACTGCGCAGATTACACAGATTGCAACTCAGATGCCCAATGGTACTTTGTGGTACGACACGGACACGAACCAGTTAAAAGGTAAAATCAACGGTGCAGTTACCGTTATAGTATAAGGACATACTATGAGCATTTTAAGTAAATTATTTGGCGGGAAGAATCCTGCTGATGCGGCTATGCCATACCTGAACCAGATTCCTGGAGTAGGTCATGATGCGTATGATCCTTATATTGGCGCAGGGCAGACTGCTGGACAGAATACGCAGAACCAATACGAAGGGTTGATGAACGATCCTACAGGATTTATTAACAAGCTGATGCAGGGCTATAACACTTCGGAAGGTTATCAGTTCTCTAAAGACCAGTTAACCAAAGAGATGGGAAATACTGCTGCGTCTGGCGGATTCGCAGGGACTAGCTATGACCAGCAACAACAGGGCGCAGGAATTCAGGGTCTATTATCAAAGGATATGCAGCAATTCCTTAGTAATGCTTTAGGCGTTTATGGTACTGGTCTACAAGGCGAACAGGGTATTGCCGATAAAGGATATGATGCATCCGGGAAACTGGCTGACATCTTGGGTGGGTCGCTAAACCAACAAGGCGGTCTTGCGTTCCAAGGTCAATCGCAACAGAACGCCAATAAAACATCCATGATTAACTCACTGGTTAAAGCTCTTGGTATGGCCGCTGGTGGTGCCGCTACAGGTGGCATGGGTGGTATATTCGCTGGCGGTTTAGGTTCTGGCATGTTTGGTGGAGGCTGATATGGCTATTAATTTCACTGATTTCTCAAAGATTGCCCCACAGGACAGTCCATTAACCAACCTATGGGAAAATGCCTTTAAGGGCTACCAGATGGGGCGTGCTCCCAAGCAAATGGATGAAGAGCAGAAACAGCGTCAATTGGCTATTGCACTCAAAGAAAAAGATCTGGGGCATAAGGATAAAGAGTTTGAGTTATCTGACCAACAGAAGTCTTTGGCTAATTCATTGCAGTCTAAAGCATTAGAGAACTATGACGAAGTGTTTAAAACTGAGCAAGATTATAAAAAAGCTCAAATAAATAATCTAAATAAACCTCAAGGGCTTAAAGGAGCATTAGCGGCCGCATTTCAATTGAGGAATAATTTAAACCCTGATGATCCTAATTATGATAAAGATAAAAACGCAATTAATAATTACATCAATAATCTTGGCCAAAAAAGCGGAAGCGTTCCTATTACTCAGCCGGGAGAAGGAATTAAAATTAATCTTCCAGAAGGAAAAGAAGGCTATATTCCGGGGATAGGCAAATTGAAACCCGGTTGGCAATCAGTTAAAGATGCCCAAGGAAATGATATTGGTGTGAATGTTCCTATGTCTGATAAACAAATAGAACAATGGAAAGCCAAAGAGAAATTCGATATTATTTATCCATTTCTCAATGATTCTTTATCTCAATATACAGGTCAAAATAGTTGGGAAAATTTCACTCGCGATGCTCAAAATTATAATAAGGATGCCGAAGCAAAACAACGAATAGATAATTTCTTTGCAGCTAAAAAATTAATATCAATTGGTAGTACTACTGAAAATGCTCGGATAGGCGGCCATGCGACTAACGTGCAATTAGATGAATTGAGAAAGACACTGGATTCATCGGAAGTATTTAACAAACTTGAATCAGGCGGTGGCTATATATTGCCTAGTAAATATGCCAAAAATTCTGGGAATATTTTTAAAGGTTATCTGGATAAGGTTGAGAAAGCCGCGAAAACTAATATCCCGGCATATGAATTTAGGTCATTAAACCCTAACGATAATAATCCTTCGGCTCCAGAGAAATCTTCTGATCCCGTTAAAAGTAATCCAAAAATTATTAAGACCGAGGGCGGTTTTACAACAATTCGTAATGGAGGAAAGACCTTTAGAATACCAGAGAATCTCGTTGATCAATATATGATTGAACATTCTCAATCAGAATTCGGAGGACAATATGACTGATAAAATTGATTGGTCTCAATTTGAAGTTAAAGAGAATGTCAGTCCTCAAATTGATTGGTCTCAATATGATCAGAATACTAATGAACAACAATCTTTTTCAGAGGATAATGAAGGACTTCCAATTCCTGAAACAACAGGATTATCTGGTATTGGTTCAGATTTATTAAGTGCCGCATTATCAGCTAAAGACTTTGCAGTAGATGTGCCGAATAAATTAGAGAAACTAGGCGGTAATATCCTAGAAAATCCTGTTTCTGGTCGAGCTAGGCCAATAGGTCAGTTAACTGCTGAAGCAGGAAATATTGGGAAAGAAATTATTAATGCTCCTTATAATTTAAATCAATATTTAGCAAGAAAACATTTATTGCCAGAAATATTAGGGAAAATAGGCGGCAAGATCATCCCTCATATATCTGAAGATATGGGAATAGAAAGATCTCTCGGTTTAGAGGCTGATAAGGAAAAAGGTGACGATTTAATTCGCGCATTACCTAATATTGTGGCTACAACTTTAGGCGCAAAATCATTAACAGGCCAAGTTAAAAGAGGATTAAAAAGTCCTGATTTAAAAGAATCTATCAGAGCCACTCAAAACAAAGTAAATGAAGCTACTTCAGAAACGGGGAAAATATTTGACACTGTTGAACAAGCAGTGGAAGAAAGAGGCATATCAAAAGTTAAAATTGATAAAAATATATTAAAACAGGCGGAAACATTTTTAGCTAATACTCCAGCAAACAAAGCATTAATTCAGAGGGCTAAAACTGGAGATTATAAAGCATTAAGAGAGCTTCAAGCCGACCTTCGAGTTAAGGGAGAAAAGGCACTTTCCTCTGCATTGGCGGCTGAAAATAAAATGGGTGAAGAAATTTTATCTACTCGTGATCAGGTTAATCAATCCATACAAAAGCATTTAGATAATACGGGTAATAAAGATTTAGCTAAATCACTTAATAAAGCCAGAGAGAATTATAGAGATATTCAGGATGTATATTTTTCAACTCCTGCATTGGCAAAAGTATTTGGTAGAAGTCAGAAGGTTCCGAAAAATCCATTAACCTTATTGAGTGAGGAAAGTACTGAAATGAATAAATTTATGTCCGCTCATCCTGAAGTAAAGGATGCGTTATCAAAGGCATTGAAACATAAAGGAAGGATGAAGAATTTAAGTCGTATTGGGCAGGTTACAGGAATAGGAACTTCAATGGAAATAGCACGTGAATTACTTGCAAGGAAATAATGCTTATAAATTAACCAAAATATGTTATAATTTAATTTTTAAGGAGAATAATATGTTTTGGTTAATTATAGTTTTTAGTTTATCTATATGGTTACAAACTTTATCGGATTAATTATTTGCATGGTAATTAATATATTTAATGGCCGCTTGAAATATTCGAGGGGATTCTTTTAAATAACCAATTCCTCGGTTACACTGATTGCACAATAAAGACCTAACTTTACCTGACTCATGATTATGATCAATATGCAGTATTTCAGGATTTATTTTGCAAATTGCACATTTCCCATTTTGAAATTTAACCATTTTATTAAATTCATCTAATGAAATACCCCATCGTTTCTTGAGATAACTTTTACGAGATGCAGTCCTAGTTTTTATTTTATATGCCTCATAGGTATCTCTGTTTTTAATTTTTGATTTTTTGGTGGCTAAAGACATGCATGAACGGCAATAAGGATGCCTTAATCTCCATGCACCTTTTGTAAAATCATCTTTCAATGTTTCCTTTTTGCAGCAAGAGCATAAACGAGATGTAACCAATTCACTAACTTCAATATATCGATATTTCAAACCATTTTGTTGAAACTTAATAATATCGTTATTTTTCCGTCTTTGAGCAGACTCTTTTGAGCAAAATTTACAATCAATTCCTTTTCTTGTATTTCTAATATAAACATCATTAATAGTCAGGCAACCATGAATCCGGCATGTTTTGATTATCTTGAACATAAATACCTCTTTAGTATTATCTTATAAAAGGACAAAGACAGCCAGTAAGATTCTGGAGTTCGGGAGCTACCCTAGTCTTTGCTTGTATGTATTTTACACTAAAATAGGTATACTATAAACATTTCTCATTGCAAAGGATTGTAATGTCAATTGATCCAAGGTATATACCCGCCTATGCCATAGAAACGGTTATATTAAACAAAGATACAGGAGCACCATTATCAGGTGGATTAGTGTATTTTTGGCGTGATAGCCAAAGAACCGATCCGAAGCCTGTTTACCAGATAACTGGAACATCCCCCAATTATACATTCATTCAATTGCCGAACCCGATGACATTGAGTTCCATTGGAACATTCGTTGATGCATTGGACAATCCGGTTATCCCGTACTTCCTGCCGTGGATAGGAACATCAGACGTGCCTGATTATTACTTCGTTGAAGTATTTAGCTCGGGAATGGTATCTCAGTTTACACGAGAATCAGTGCCGTATATCTCAACCGGGGCTGATCCATCGGATAGTGCAAATAACTTCGATAATGAGTTAACGAACCCTCAGTTTGCCGAAATACTGTTTGCGAATCCGATTACATTGAATTTTCTAGGTGCAGCATTACAGGAAACGCCTATTGCTCCGGGATGGGATCTCATTGTTACTGGAACTGGTACAGTTACCCTTGCTCAAGTTACTCCAGTTGGATCGCTAAACAGACCATCGAATCCGGGGACTCTGTTGCAGATCAGCTCTACTGGGATCACGTTACTGCGTTTAAGACAGCGACTACAAGGAATCCCGGCCTTATTTGCAGGAACTAATTTGTCAGGGACATTCTTGGCTCAGACTTCCGGTTCTGCTGTAACTGTAAGCATGTATTATCTTGCGTCGGGTGGAATGTTAGATCCGGGAATCCAGATTGTTTCAAAATTAGTTGATACAACTTATGCAATGAAGTACGGCACTGCGGCTATTCCAGCATCCGTCAGCGTTCAATCATTCCCTGATGCTTATGTTGATATTTACTTAGAATTACCAGTTTCGGTACAGCTTGAGATAAGCAGCGTACAGATAGTCTGCACTAATGGAACGGCTGTTGCTGAAGTCCCTTATGACCAAGAAAGTTTAGAGAAACAAACGAATGGGATGTATTGGTATGACAAACCATTATTAGAATTCAAACCAATACCGAGCATGTTGACTGGTTGGGATTTTGGGCTAAATCCAGCGCAGTTAGGCACATCATTTACGATGAACACAACTGCGGCTTATACATGGGATCAAACAATTGCAGTATCCGCTAATGCTGGAAACCCAGTAACTAGGAATTCATTAGGCGGAGGCTATCAAGTTGAAACTGGTTCAGGAAGCGATGCGTTCTATATCATGCAGTATCTATCAGGACAGGACGCAAAAGAAATAATTGGAACTCGATTAAGCGTTAACCTATGTGCGTTTAAGGGAACGGCTGGCGGCAATGTTAATGCAAGGGTATATCTGTTTCGTGGAAGTGCAGCGGCAGTAATCCCCGCTTTACCATTAGCATTAGGCACAGTGGACTCAGCGGGAACATTTATTAAAAACGGCCTTGCTGGTCAAGGTCTGAATTGGACTGAGATTCCAAGGGGTAATTTAGGAGCAGCAACGGCTGTATTACCCGCAATCACCGTATCTTCAGGAATCAATGGTGAAATAGATCGCGGATTCAATGGATGGGAAATTACGGATGATACTGAAATATCGGACACTAATAAATTCGCGATAATAGTGACATTCGGTTATCCCGATGCAGCCACATTTATTAATATCGAATCGATATCATTAGTTCCGGGAGATATCCCTACTCGTCCCGCACCTCAATCGGTAAGCGAGGTTTTAAGGGATTGCCAGTATTATTACGAAAAATCATATGCGCTTGCGACTGTAGTCCCATCCGTAGGTGCTACTGATTCCGTATTAATACCGCAGCAATTTTCCGGGGCTGGCGCGGCCAATATCCAAGAGCATGGGAAGACATTCTATTTTGACTATAAACAAGAGAAGCGAATCGCTCCAAGTCTGACGTTATATCCAGTTCAGGGTGTTTTAACAGTAAATTTCGTTACTTATACAATGCTTCGAGATGCAGCAGTTGTTGCGGTTTCGGTAGGAAGTAATCCATTGAATTTCCCAGTAGCATCGAACTGGGCAGGGGCGATAGGAACATTCCGAGCTACTTATACTGCTGCTAATACAAGTGTAAACATGCAGACGTTAACAAAAGCTGCTGGAACATGGGCGGCTACTGACGAGGCAATAATTCAGTTTCATTATACAGCCGATTCCAGATTAGGGATTGTTTAAGCTTCAACATAAGGATATGTAATGGCTACTTTATACAAGTTACAAAAGGACATCGCAGGATACAATGGCTTTGGTTTGCCATTCAGCGATTTAAAATACACAGCAAGTTTGGCAGCTACTACAGATACCACTCTTACTATTCCAACAGTTTCAGTTATCGGTGCACCGTTGAATCAAAAGCAACGATTTTTGGCTATCGTTAGTGTTGAGTCATCTGGTTCTGTTTGGTGCGCATTAAATGCTACTGCTGCTGTTCCAGTGGGTGCGACCTTTGCTGCGTCCACATCAGAGTTAATTGTGGGCGGTCAGTATTATGCACGTGAAGTTCAGGGTGAGGATGTGATGCATTTCTTTACAGCAACAGCAGCCACCGATATTAGTGTGACGTTGTATTCTCTGCCAGCCAGCTAACACAAGGAGTGTGTCATGGCTTTAGTACCAGATCAAAAATTTAGTACATTTCAGGACGGTGGGAATATTGCTGTCAACGACATTGTAGTTGGATTACGCAATGGCCTGAATACTCGATTCGTCTATACTGGAGAACTTCCATCGGGCGTTATCATTCCAATTATTCAGGGCGGAACTGGCGCAAATAATGCATCTGATGCCAGAACAAACCTTGGTTTAGGTACAATGGCCGTACAAAACGCTAGTTCGGTCGCTATAACGGGCGGAACAGCCGTATTGGCATCGGGAACTGTTGCTTCCGTCCCTGCTGCGGGAATAGATATAGTTAACAAAACCTATGCAGATACTCTATTTGGTTCAGGCGTAATATCTGGCCAAGGAACTGCAAACCAAGTATTAGTTAATGGAACTTTTGGTTCTGCCGAAACTGGAGCATTAACATTTACACTGCCTCAGTCAATCGCAACAACAAGTGCCGTTCAGTTTGCAACAGTCAGATTAGGTGCTGGCGGATTATTAGATGCCAATGGCGTAACAATGCTGGCATTTAATGCAGTGGGTTCAGCTACGGCATGGTTAACTATTGGCAATGCTATTGCTCCGGGTGCGCCAGTATTGACTGCAACGGGAGCGGCGGCAAATATTCCGATTGTATTTGATTCCAAGGGAAACTCTGGCGTGGCATCTCGCGGAATTACAAGCGGAAATCCTATAAGTACTGGATACATTGGTGAGCAAATAATTGTTGCCGTTGGATTTGGATCTGCTACTAATATTAACAGCGCAGTACCTACGAATCTTTTAAGCACGGTCGTTCCTGCGGGTAACTGGAGTGCCCATGGAAATATTAGTTTTACCGGATCTGCGGCAGTCATTAACCAAGCTACATCATGGATCAGCACGATAAGCGCGACAACCCCGGATATATCGGAAAGAGCAGGGTTTACAAGTTCTCTCATTGGAGTCGCACAAATACCTGCAAAAACCCAGATATTTAATTTCTCTGTAGCAACAACAGTGTATTTAACTGGGTTAATTGGTTTGTCTGCTGGTACATGTACTCAGTGTGGAACAATGCAATTAGTGAGGATATGTTGAAATGACCTTAATTGATATATGCGAGTTAAAATACCCGGGGCAGATTGCAATGGGTAATATAGGATTTAGACAGGAATGGCATTACTCTCCAATAGAAATCATTAAATGGACTGTTCCGGGAATTGAAAAGCCTTTAGAAGCCAATTTACTGGCTGAAATATCGGATTATCAATTGCAATATGACCGTAAAACAGCATTTATAGAATATGTTTCCTATATAGAAAATATGCTTGATGAAGAAGCGAAAACTAAAAACTATGGCAGTTCCTTGTCCATAACGACTTATATTGCTAGCACAAATCCTCAATGGGTAGCTGAAGCGGAAACATTTATTGCATGGCGCGATGCGGTTTATGTTTATGCACTCGGAGTTCAGGAGCAAGTGGAGACAGGAGTTATCCCTATCCCAGACCTAAGTTCATTCATTGAGGGAATCCCGGCCATTGTTTGGCCATAATCACCATTATATAAGGACATAAAATGGCAATTTTAAATGCAACATCTTATCCACCGGGTTTAGTTGATGTAATCCCATCAGTTGTTTATCTTGAAACAAATGATACTGTAGCCACTGTAACGACCACGGGGTATTTAAATAAAAGAGTTCAACAGGGCTTTATATTCCAAGAATCAATGATGGCTCTTGTTAGTACCAAGACTGCTCCGAACGCTGCTGTAGTTTCCGTTGGCTGGTATGACGTTAGTAAATCAGGTGAAAACTGGTCATTAATTCCTTCAAGCGGTCAAATGTCTTTGGCTGACGGATTGATATTAGTTGGTAATGCTGGCGGAATTGCTGCACCTGTAGCGATGTCGGGTGATGCAACTATAGTGAATACCGGGGCATTAACAATCGCAGCAAATGCGATTACTACAGCCAAGATTCTTAATGCGAACGTAACACTTGCCAAACTTGCTGCTGGAATTACTCCAAGTCATATTATTAAATTTGCGGGTAAAGACGTGAGTGCTGGCGGTTCTGCCACAGTAGTTATTACTGCCGCTGGAGTTGCCGCTACTGATATAGTGTTTGCTCAAATTCAGGCCAGTGCCAATGCTGTAAACGTGCAGAAAGTAACGCCAACAACTAACACTATTACAGTATTATGTTCCGCAGATCCCGGAGCAGTAACAATATCATATCAAGCATTAAGAGCAGCTACTTGATATCTGTTTATTGATACAGGTATAATGCTTGTTCTGGCTTATTGTCCAAAGACTTCATCCATATTCCAGTGTGTGATTTTTACCGGGCAATAAGTTGGCTCCTATGGGCTGGTTCTCGGTAACGGGTACTGGCTCACCATCCTTTCATTCCAATAAAACAATGTTATACTGACTCTAACTCTACAGGGAGTTGGTTTTATTTCATCCTTCTTTTTCCAATTTCCTTTAGAGTCCAAAGGGACAGGAATGAGAACGATAAGGATATTGTTTTCGGCATCACTTGCGTTATTTATATTATCAGCTTGTGTTGTGCTGAACAGGAAGACACATGACGTAGTCTTTCTAACAGAAGCATGTATTAAGCCATTTAAACGGTACGAGTATCGTACTTGCGATGAGCTTCGTGTGACTATTGACGGGAATCTGTATGTCGTACCGAAGAATTTTAAGACGAATCTTGCGAGTATTCCGCGACCTTTGTGGCCGTTTATCGCACCTCAATATAGTGCATTTATTGCTCCAGCAATCCTGCATGACTTCTTATATAACTGCCCTCATGATTTGGATCGCAAGTGCGCTGATGAAGCTCTCTATTCTGCATTACTGACACAGGGCGTAAGCCAATTCACAGCGAACAAATTTTACATTGCCGTTAGGGTATTTGGATCAAGACATTACGACTCAGGGATTGAGTGTAAGGAGTAATCATGGACGATAAATTAGTAGGGCTGTTAATTAAGCATGAGGGGCTAAGGTTATTTCCTTATAAGTGCACTTCAGGAAAGTTGACTATTGGGATTGGGCGTAACATTCAAGACCGCGGGATAACGCGCGATGAAGCAATGTATCTACTTAACAATGATATTGAGTTATCGATTAGGGAGCTGTCCCAATACGAATGGTTCACTAAGCTTGACGATGTAAGGCAGGGGGTTTTAATAGAGCTTCACTTCAATATCGGACTGGGCAAGTTACTTAAGTTTAAAAACATGCTGTCGTTTATTGAGTCTGGCTATTTCGCCAATGCCTCAGCGCAATTGCTCAAGTCTCTGTGGGCATCTCAAGTTGGTGAGAATCGCTCTAAGGATATGGCCTATAGGCTTAAGAATGGCAAATACCAATGAGCCATCCAACAGAGTCACAGGAGCAGATCGCAGTCATTGATTTTATTAAATTCCAATACCCAGAATTATTACCATTTACTATTCATATTAAAAATGAGCGCAAAACATCATTTTATATGGGCGCACTAAACAAGCGTTTAGGCGTTCTAAAAGGTACGCCAGACTTGTTCATTGCATGGCCGACAGATAGGCATCATGGATTGTTTATTGAAATGAAATCAGTAAAAGGAAGGCCAACGGTAGAGCAAAAAGAATTCATCGATAGAGCTAATGAGAAGGGATATTATGCTACAATAGCGTATGGTGCAGACGAAGCAATCAACACCATACGGAAGTACTTAATCGTGGAATGAATCGCTAATCTTGTAATCACCGATTAATTTAGGCTGTTTCTTTTTTACAATGACAGTTGGTTGTTTCAGTGCATTGCCCGCAATGATAGTCATCAAGTCAGCAAAAGAGATAGTCCTAAAGTCTTTGATTGAGTTAATCTTAAACTTAGTACCTTCCATGCGTTTATACCATAATACAAACCCCGTACCATCCCAATGTAGAATCTTCATTTTGTTAAAATAACGGTTTACAAAAACATAATAAGAGCCATCATATAGGTTTGAGTCTGAATTTTGTTTTACAAGCTCAGATAAACCGTCAATGGACATTCTGAAATCAACAGGTTTTTCAGCGATATGTATTTGTTGCGCTGATTGATTAATTAACATTCTATAAGTCCTTTAGTAGTTCAATAATTTTAATAATTTTAGTAGGGCATAATTCTGGTGATACGATAACTTTTACTCCTTTTGTTATTGTTAATTCGATAGGGTTTCTTTCTTCTATAATCTCGGCTTCTGGAGCATGGTGTACTGGAAGATGTGTAGGTTCTGGAGCGCGTGTTATAAATTTCATAGGTTCTTGCTCCGGTATGTCCATGTATTCTTCGACTGGAACTTCAATATTAATTTTTTCAACAAGGAATGACTCAGGGATAACTTCACCATAAATTTCATGCAGCTTTTCCATGTAGCCCAAATGAGACATTACTATTGATAGGCGATGAATCAATAGCCCATTTTTACTGCAAAAGTAGCTTCTTGGAGGGTTTGTTGCTAAATAAAGGCGAGTTAATTCAAGTTCCCTCTCTTTATCTGTCTTATATTTACTATGCCAAGGATTAAATCGTTGCTTCCAATTGGTTAATAATTTAGAATGTAACTTGTGCTTAATCGCATAATTAACAACGCCTAAACTAGAATCTTGTTGATTTATACAATGCTCGTACCAGAATTGTATCTCTTCATTATGTGCCACTATCATAACTATACTGCTCCTTATTAATAAAATACTTCCCTCTAAAAGGGCAAATCATCATCAACGAAAGCGGGATCTGGCTCGCTCTTAGTCGATTTATTTTGTGTTTTCGGACTTGATATAATCTGAACTTTATGGCCTATTATGATGAATTTTGTACATTCCTCCCCATCTTTTCCTTGGAATTTTTGCGTGTCCATTTCGCCCTGTACAAAGACCAAATCACCCTGATTGACGTATTGTTTCGCAATGTCAGATAATTTAGAAAATAGAGAGACATTATGCCAAGTTGTTTTTTCTTTGCGCTCCCCATCTTTCATGTACTTATGAGAAGTGGCAATAGTGAGATTAGTCACTTCTGATCCATTGGAAAATGTATGAGTTTTCTTGCTGCCAACACGCCCTACAATAGTTGCCTGATTAATCATATTAATAATTCCTTATGCTTTATTAAGCTGGCTAATGAAATGGTCTGCCAAATCGTATGGCAATTCCTCAATTGAATCTGCTTCATAATAATTTAATGCCTTCGTTAGTCGATCTTCAGAAAACTGTTTTTCCTTGATTAACTTCTTAATAGTTCTTAACTGCCTACTGTCTAGCGCAGATATAGATTCAATGCCCTTGTGTGCTTCAGTTTCTTGTTCTCTAGGTGCAACCACTCCCCCAGACTCTTTGTTCTCTGCTGCTTCTTGCGCAACATTGAAATCCGAATTGAATGAATCAGTATTAACGGGCTGAGTAACAACTTCCGCATTATTAGCTCCTTTATTAGTTATGTCCTTCTTTAAAATCTCAGTTCTCGATTTTGGCGAGTCTTCAATCTTATATTCTGCAACAATATAGTCTTCAATCTCTTCACGTGATTTAATTCCCTTAAGCGCATCTGGGAACGCATCACGCAAACTGAACCCTCTGGCACGTAACTTTAACATACGATCTGGATATTGATTCCATACCCCACCTTTGGCCAGCAATCCAGCCTTTTTAGCCATATCTAAAGTAAAGACGTTCACCTTATCGGCTCTGTTCCTGCGCTTAACCGTACATGTATAGCCAATAATCGCATTATCTTTTAGCATAGGTTCTTCGATAATATCTACAAAGTCCTTATGCGCCATACAGAGTGCGAGCATTTCATCTCCCCACATACAGGGCTTGCCATTGATAACCGCAATACACTGCATTGCTTGCTCAGGGGACATACCGACCTGATAACCCCATGACCAGCAAATAAACAAATCTTGCGGCTTACCTCTAAACACCTTTGGAACTAGCTCACTATTACATAACTGCCCAGCCAACTTCATGTAATGAGGTGCTAAATCCTTCGAAAATAAGCTGTCATCCAAACGACTCATTTTCATGTGATTACCTTCCGGCAAATCATCTTTAACCGTTGCTAATGCTGTATCGCTCATGTGATCCCTCACTTAATATTAAAAACTCTCGTCCCTTTTTTATTGGCCTTCCATGTAACCAATATCTCGCCATCCACTCCTGCCAAATACTCAGCATTTCCCATATGCTGCATTATAAACATCTTGTACTGCTCTTCTCGCTCTGCCAGTGCTTTGGCATTAGCCTTTACTGTCATAAGTTCTGCGTATTGCTGCGCCACTCTATGCGTTGCTGGCACTGTTTTCTCTGCTATAACTTCTTTGTACTTCAACCTGCAATCACTAGTGTTAATTGGATCTGGTTCTGTTCGAGTAACAACACAATTCCAGAACCGTTTGTCAGATTCTATAATCATGTTTTCAAGTTCTCGGTCGCGCTCATACACAAATTGCATGTACTCGTTACCACCAATCAACACTGCACAATAACCTTTAGTCGCATTAGCTACAGCAACCTGTTTAGCGATCTGGATTAAATACGTTAATGGTATTCCGTCCTGATAAGCACTATCCCATTCCTTGCGCATGAATGAGTTAGCATTTTTAGCCTCAACTACTGCATTCTCTGATGCTATGTATCCATCCAAATTTGCGAAAATAAAATCATATTCAGGATGATAAATAGTGTCAGGGAAAGTTACCTCAAGATTGTTCTTTTCAGAGAATCTCTTGATAATCAGAGGCTCAATTTCATTCCCCCAATATTGCAGTTCAGACGGCTCATCGTCATCACTCACTAAACCAGTCTTTTCTAAGTACAACTGGTACGGTGTTTTATAACTGCTGTAGCCCATGATAATACCGGAGTCGCTTGCCCCAATACCTAATCTTCTCTGTTCCTTCTGCTCTTCCGTTAGCATGAACCCTCCTTGGTTGCAGATGCATTATATCCTAAACGCCTGTTGATATCAACCAATTATTAGGTTACACTCTTTTCCTTTTGCGAGATTGACATGAATTTAGAAGAAACCGAGAAGTATTTCGGCAGTTTACATGCTGCAACCGTGAAGCTAGGGATAGCAGCACAAAACATGACCAGATGGAGAAAACAGGGCTATATCCCTTTATTGCAACAGTATAGAATTGCGGAGCTAACTGAGGGTGAACTTATGCCCGATGATATAGATCCGAAAAGCCAAAGTTATCGACTAGGGAAGAGAAAATGACAATAAGAATAAAAAAGATATTAGCAATTAGTGGTTTGGCTTTAGCGTTAACAGCATGTGAGCGAGTTCCACCGGGATATCGCGGTGTATTAGTTAGTATGATGGGTGACTCAAAAGGTGTTTCAGAGGAAACAGTAGGTACGGGATGGCAGTATACTGGATTCTCTAAGCAATTATATCTGTTCCCGGTGTTCTTGCAGAATCATTCTTGGAATGGCGATCAGGCTATTACTGTTCAGACCTCCGAAGGACTAACCATAACTACGGACGTTGGAATTACTTATCAAATTAAAGAAGAAAATGTTGTTAAGGTTTTCACTAAGTATCGTTTAGGTGTGCGTGAAATTACCGATACTTTTTTGCACAATATGGCTCGTGATGCGATGAACGAAGTTGCTAGTACTATGACTGTTGACCAGATTTACGGACTTAAAAAAGAAGAGTTTATCCAGCGCGTTAACGTATTAGTGAAAACAAGTGCTGCGGTCAATGGCATTGAAGTTGATAAAATATATCTCATGGGTTCATTCCATCTGCCAGACTCGGTTAGAAGTTCCATTGATGCCAAAATTCAAGCGTCTCAGAATGCAATAAAAGTAGAGAACGAGGTGGCAACGTCCAGAGCCGAAGCCATGAAGCGGATTGTAGAAGCCGAAGCGAATGCAAAACAGATTATCATTAATGCTGAGTCACAGGCCAAAGCGAATAAGATTCTTGCAGAGAGTCTAACCAGTGAATTCGTGCAATATCAGGCTATTTTGCGCTGGAACGGGCAGTTGCCGACAACGAATGCCGGAGGCGCATTACCGTTCATTAACATTGGGAAGCAGCCATGAGATCGATAATGTATAAGATATTGCTTTTTTTCATTGGCATAATCGGAATACAAGGTCTAATTTTACCCTGGGTTATTTCCAACACTATATTGCCTATTTGGGCAGATCTCGGCATATTAGCCGGGCTTGTGTTCTTATGGGTATTTATAATTGATAAGTTAGTTTCTAATACAATACGGAGATTAAATAATGATTCCAATAAGGACACGGGCAATTAACATGCCCATGAGTGAGGCTAAAGCTTTTATTTGGAATAAAATTAAAGCAAATCATGAGCAACTTATGGATGATAGAACAAGTTCAGTATCGCGCATTCATTTAGAAAAAGAACAACTAAAACTAATTAGAAAGTTTAACTCAGTCGATGAACGGCCAACTATTGGTTTCCCCGTCCCATCTAACGATATTTGTTCACACATAATTAAGGACAATCACATGTTTATTGAGTTTGAGAAAGAATCTATTAACCCAATTTTTGGGGATGTTGCTGATGGCCAATTATTTATTGATAGAGAAGGGTGTTTATGTCAGAAATCTTCTGATGAATATAACGAAGCATGGTGTATAGCTGATGAGAATGGCAAGCCTAAAGCAGAAATGTTTAATTATGAAAATTTTACAAGTGTAACAAAAATATTACCCTTAATTAAAAAAATATCATTCTAAGGACGATCAATGCTATTACTCAATAACGCACCAGTCCGCTGGTTCAACTTCCCGGGTGGTGAGATACAAGTAAAATTACCTGAAGAAATACCGGAAGAATCATGTGTTTTGACATGGATGCCTAAAGACCCATCATCAATAGTGCTATTGCAGTTAACGATTAATGCGATGAAACATGCGGGAATCCATGACATAATTTTGGATTGTTTGTATTTGCCATACGGCCGTCAGGATAGAGTTTGCTCACCCGGTGAAGCATTTAGTTTGGAAGTGATTTGCAATATGTTAAATGCACTTACTCCACTAACGATGATTCGATTTTGGGATACTCACAATTGGGATAAAACCGTTGATTTAATGGGCAATCATTATTTGTTTGAAATGGAAGAGGTGGATATTTTTGCTAAATATAAAATATTAGACCATTTTGATCTATACAAAACACGTTTATGCGCTCCAGATCATGGCGCAATCAATCGCGTGGAACAAATCGTGAAACATTTTGAATTGATGACTCCAACCGTCTATGAAAAAAACCGTAATCCTGAATCTGGACTAATCGAAGGCATTAAGCTGAATAAATATTTTTGTGATCCCAATGGAGATAGCATTTTAGTTGTTGATGACATTTGCGATGGTGGCAGCACATTTATTCATCTTGCGGAAGCACTAAAAAAAGACGGGGCAGAAAATTTATATCTGTATGTCACGCATGGGATTTTCAGTAAAGGTGTATCTGAGTTACTTAAGCATTATAAGCACATTTATTGTCACCATGTGTTTCATCCATTACTTAACGATCATGATGGACTAACAGTATTAAGGAAATTTGATGTCTAATAACCCATTGTTGAACATAGATTTTTATAAGGTCGATCATCGGAGGCAATACCCTGACACCACAACGGAGATATATAGCAATTTCACTCCGCGCTATGTAAAACATAACCATAACATGCTTCGAGATTTCGATAATCAGGTAGTCGTGTTTGGTATTCAGGGTTTTATCAGATCGTTTATGTGGGACTGGGAGATTAATTTTTTTTGTTGCCCGAAGGAGGATGTTATTAGGGAATACAAGGAAATTATATGTAAGTCTCTAAACCTAGAAGATTTTGATTGCAGCCATCTTGAGTCATTGCATGACCTTGGATATATGCCTATCGAGATTAAGGCTATAGAAGAAGGCTGTCGTGTTCCTATAGGCGTTCCAGTCCTTACTATACGAAATACATTGTCTGAGTTCTTCTGGTTGACCAATTATCTGGAAACCGCAATATCTGCGTCATTATGGAAGCCGATTACATCCGCAACTACTGCGTTCGAGTTCAAGAGATTGTTACGTAAATACGCAAAAATAACTGGCGTTCATGAGGATGTAGTGCAATACCAAGCGCATGATTTCAGTTTTCGTGGAATGTCTGGGATTGAAGATGCGACTATCTCCAGTGCTGCGCATTTAACCTCTTTCTATGGTACAGATTGCGTTCCGGCTATAGCTTATCTCAGTGAATATTACAGCGCAGATCGTGAACCCGTTATAGGTTGTTCTGTTCCTGCGACTGAGCATAGCGTCATGTGTGCTAAGGGCGGTCAATATGGTGAGTTCATGACAATCCATAGACTGATTGAGGAAACGTACCCATCTGGAATAGTTTCTTTAGTTGCAGATAGTTATAACTTCTGGGCAACCTTACGGTTTATCGGTACTGAAATGAAAGATATTATCATGAAGCGTGATGGTAAAATTGTCATTCGTCCTGATTCTGGCGATCCGTTTAAGATTATATGTGGCGATCCAAATCATCAAGACTATACATTGGAAGGACAAGGAGCATTACAAGCTTTATGGCATTATTTCGGGGGATTAATCAATGACAAAGGATACAAAGTACTAGACCCACACATTGGTTTAATCTACGGAGATGGTATCACTGTGGAATTGGCCTACAGAATATTGGATCAAATGGA